CAGCGTGTAGAGGGCTAGAGTGGAGGCGTTTATAATTACTGGGTACTCTTCCACTGTAGGTAGAGTCGCCATAGTGATTGTGCGTCCATAAGAGTCTGTGTGAAAAGTGACGTGCTGATCAAATGCATCTAAGACGTACTGAGTTATTTCAGTCTCTGTAAAGTACTTGAAGTAGTTTCCAGCAACAATAACAACGTCTCCTTCTGCTGGAGTGTCGTCAAAGACAATGTGTCCTGTTGCCTCTTCTACCTCTACATCAGCAGATACATCTACTCCATCGCTATTTATGGCTAGATGTACACCATCAAGAGGAGAATAGGGAACGAGAAAACGGTTAGTGGTGCCATCAGCCACAAACTGGTGGACGAATGACCGACCAATGTCACCAAGTTCGTAACGTAGGCGGTTTGACATCGTTGCTACTGTAGCCACTTAACCTCCGTAAAATTACTGTGCCTATCATCTCGTGTAATTAAGAGTTACACAGTACAAAAAAGGTCCAACCCCCAACTGGGAGGAGGGCGGGAACCAGTTGAGGGTCGGACTACTTGTGACGTCTAGTGTTTAGTTAGGACGCCAAATATATCCGAGTTGCTCAAGGTAAGCCGCAAGATCTGATGGGACTCGATACTTCACGCCAGCCTTAAAGGTGTAAGCATTGCCTACGCCATAAGTCATTTCTTCAATGTCAGTAATTGTACGGATGACAACCATGTCACCTGCAGTTGATACTCCAACATTTTCGATCTCGTCTAGTACGAGTGGAGCATCTGGCTTCTTAGGATCAAAAACATCCTTCTCCAGACTCTCTGCTTCAAGTTGCGTAGCAATAGAGATCTCTTCTGCACGCTTCTTTAATTCTGCTGCGTTCTTCTTTGTTGCTTGTTCTTTAGCACGACCTGTTGCGTCTAAAGGACTTACTGGTGTATTTGCCACGGTATGTATTCTCCTAAGTTAGTTTTTATGATTATGCCCTGGGAGCCAAAGAAGGGGTATGGCTCCCAGGACAGAATCGGGAAAAGATTGGCTATTAGTTTGTGTAAACCTTAACGATAGCCTGGTCGGTGATAACACCTAGACCCCAGATTGCGTACCAAGCAAGAGCGTGCTCACGACCGAAGTCAAGAACTCCACCGTCACGTAGTTCAACTGGGAGAGAGATTGCGTGACCAAATGCGTTGTCACCAATCATGATTGATTCGTAAACTTCAGCACCGTTACCAGTTGCTGTTGTTAGGTAACCCTTTTCTGCAGTGAAATCTGCAGACTCTGGGTTTCCACCTGAACCTGGGGCTGTGTTAGCCTTAACAGGAACGCTGTACTGATCTGCTGGAACACCAACAGCAGTTGAAGTTGTGTAAGCAGCGTTAACTGCCAACTTCTTAACCTGTGTTGTTTCGATGAATACTACGTCGTATAGACGACCGATTTCACCTAGCATGAAGTTACCTGGAGCAGCGTACTTAGTTACTTCGATGAACTCTGGGTTCGAACGAATGTCACGTGACTGCTTTGGGTGTACGAACTGTACATATGTCTCACCTAAGCGAGGGATGTTCTTACCAGCAAGGGTAAGAGCAGCATCCTTTACAGCACCTGTTGACAACTTGTAGTTACCATCAAGGTCTGACATCTGTGTTGCTACTGTGCCTTCGTTGTACCAGTCATTAACACCCTGTACAGATGAGCGGTCGTAACCGAACACTGCTGATGTTGCTGCTGATAGTGTGTTGCGAGCCTGTACATCTAGGTACTGCGCCATGTGGCGACCTAGAAGACGTGAGGCTGAAGCCATAACGTCATCGAATGATGCGTTAAGAAGTAGTTCAGAAACTGCTACTGCGTAGCCGTGTTCTGCAACTGTGATTGCGATCTGCTCTGCTGTTAGAGCGTTGGTTGTCATACGAACACCTTCAGTTAGAGGTGTTGGATCGATACCAAAGTTCTTGTAACGGAGGAAGTTAACGCGGAGACCAGGTGCTACACCTAGTTCTGTCTTCTTAACTGCGAATTGCTCGAAGCGAAGAATTGGCATTGCCTGGAACAAGATTTCCTTGCTCCAGATTGTTTGAATTGCTTGGTTCAAAGATGTGTTTGAACCTGAGTACGCTGTAGGCGCTCCTGCGAGTTGCCCAGTACCTGTAATTGCACTTGCCATTTAGGTCAAGTCCTTTCTTAATTGGTTAGTTGGAAGGGATTACTGATCGAACAGTCCCTGACCACGATTGCTGGCGGCAGTGCCAAGTAACTTGGCTCTTTGTTTCGCATAGTCGGCCATTGTCATGTCCCGAATTGCATCGGGTGTATACGATTGTTGTGACGAGTCATTATCGAGGGGTCCTGAGGCAGGTGCGGTAATTCGAGTACCTGCCATTTGTTGCTTCGCAGATTGCATTGCTGCTTGTGCAGATTGCAAAATACTTGAAGACTTATCTTTGAGAGTAGCGATGCTGCTCTCAACTTCATCGGGAGTATTACCTTGAATTAAATCGATTAGTTCAGGAACGATATTATCCCGCTCTTGTTCCAGACGATTTTGACGGTAATTCATTAGTTCTTGGAACCTGCGCTCTTGCTCTAGTAGAGCAAAGGCACGTTCTCTTTCAAGACGTTCGTTCTCTAGTTGAGAACTAAATTCTTGCTCCTTCTTTGCGAGGAGTTCTTTGAACGATAGGTTGTCTTCTTCTTCTTGCTTGCGCTTGCCTTCTGCTTCTTTTTCAAGAGCAACACGAAGGGTTTCACGTTCTGCTTCTTTGGCTGATGCCTCTTCAGCACGAGCCTTAGCAGCAGCAAGTTCTTCTTTCATCTTTTCCATCTGAGGATATAACTTCGCTTTTTCTTGCTCACGAGCCTTAGCAATGTCATCTGCGGTATACACAGAACTCACCTCATTCTGAAAAACTTCTTGTGCTGTAACTGCTTCTGCAAGTTGCGGAGACAGTAGGTCAGCGGTTTCTACTTTGTTTTCCATAGTAATCACCTATATTTTCTGGGTCTTTGTCCGAATGCCTTGCGGCGTGCCACTGGGTTTTGTTACGAGATAATTGCATTACATTTCACTACAAAAATCTCGGTATACTCTGATTTTTTATCAGAATCTTCTATTCCTTATCGACCGTTCTGCGCTGTGGGATTTTAGTTCCGTAGGCATCGGTGACAAGTTTATTGCGTAACTCAGCCTCAGCCTGGACTTCGATTCCCTTAGTCTCTTGGCTCGCTGGGTTCTGTGGGTTACCTGCATCTTCTGGTCCCAGCATGCCATCGCCCATGATGTCTCCATCGCCTAGTTGCATTGGCTGCATTGGGATAGCAGAGTTACCATCAGGTCCTGGCATCATGCCAGTCATATCCATGATCTGCTTCTGGATCTGGATCTTTACAAGTTGTAGGGCGCCATCTGCTTGAGCGTCGTTAATAAGTTCTTGACGAATCTCTTCTAACTTCTCTTCTGGGAATTCCTCGCCAAGAGTACGAAGTGCACCTTCCTTAGACTCAAGTCCCATTCCTAACTTAGTCTGGATCTCGTTGAGCGCAATCAACTTGTCAAGAGGAAGTGGTTGTGGGAAGTGAGAGTAGTTCATGTACGAGATGGGATCGTTAGGATCAAGCATAGATAGTTGACCTGGCTTAATAGGTCCATCTACATCTGGGTTGTACATCATCGTCTCTGGTTCCTTGAGGTAAAGAGTACGAAGTGCTAACTCATTAATTCTTTCAATACCCTTGCCATACTGGGCTACCTTTTGTGAGTAGCGGTTCATCAAGGGTTGATACTGGATAGAGAGTGCAACACCTGAAGTGTTAGAGATTGCTTGAACTTGTCCCAGTGCGGTTTCTGGGATGTTCATAAGTTCGTGCATTGAGCGCTTTAAAAGTTCGAGATACTTTAAAGCACCATCAATACCTTGGGCGCCGCCTTCAAGATTGAAGACTTGAGCATCTTTTGGAAGACCGCCCCAAACCTTCTTAGCACCCTTTTCCAAGTTAGAGGCTTTAGCACCCACAATCACTGTCACTGGTGATGCGTGGTAGTTAATGATGTCAGCGACATCAGTGCTAATTTCGTTATATGCACGGTTGATAGTGATGATGTCGTGTGCGTCCGAGAGACCCCACGGCGATCCTGAAACAGGAACATTAGGTATATGTACCACTGGAATTAGTCCTAGTGGATTTGGGCGAGAGTCAATTAACTCATCGTTGACGTACTCTTCAATAATGTCGTCAGTCAAAATTTCAGTGTAGGTAAACACTTGACGTGTACCTTCTAGTGATGTTCCCCAGAAACGATACTTCTGCTTAAAACGCAATAGACGTGTGCGATCGTGTGGATGGAACTCAGGGAAACAGAAGGAAGAGTTCATCGGTAGTAGGCGAACACGACCAGGATGGAAGTGTCCAGCAGAGTCTGTCCATGGCTCTTCGTATGCGATCTTTACAAAGCAATCGCCAGTGATTCCGCCTTGCTGTCCCATCTCAAGTAGAATACGCATCTTGTCGTTGTCTACTTCCCAGATGCGCTCTAAACGATCTGGAACAATTGCTTCTGTTGCCTTAGGTGAACGGAAATGTATGCCGTTACCAAATGTAAAACGTGAAAGGTAGTCATCAAATGCACGGTAGTAGTTAACCGCAATCTGCATCTCGCCTTGCTCACGGCGGTAACCCCAGTGATGACCAAGGTACATCGCCCAGTTTAGTGAATAGCGATTGAGGCGAGGACCGTGTACTTCAAATTCTTCGTCTGCAAGTTCAACTAAACCAAGTGGTGAAATTGAGATTGTTAAATCGCTAGAGGCTGCTCTATACGACGGAGGACTAAAATCAAGAAATGACATTACTTATTTTTATCTTTCTTGTTTTCTTTTTTATTTTCTAGATGCTTTGACTTTTCTTTATCTTCTTTTTTCTTAGCCATTGCAACTTTACGTGTTGCTTCAGTTGTTTCTACAAACTGTCCACCGCTTTGGATGTACTTCTTGTGCACCCATGCTGATGCTCCTGGGTTTGGATATGACGAGTACTTAGCCCGTGCCATAGCAACGATCGTTGCATACAACTTTGGGTTTGCTGGTTTTCTCATATCTCCTCCAAGGATAGCCTAACCACCCTCACACTAGTGTAAGGGTGGGTCGGCGTACTTATTAAACTATTAGTCGTTTACGACTGTTGGTGACATGCGCTGTGTGCGGCCACCTGAACGAACTGCAGTCTCAAATTGAGCACCTGAGTAGTCGTTCATTGTTCCATGTGCGAACTCACCAAGATATGTTGGTGCTTCTACCCATGATGCTGATCCAACGTGTGCACGCTCTGAGAGAGTCTCAGCAGCAGTCTTCTGCCACACTGGTGCGTTACGGTTTGGACGGCCAGGTGCTGTTGCAGAACCTGACATCATTCCTGTCTGGAAATCGGCTGGCACATCTGTGTCAGTTGCGACTCCTTCTTCAAAACGTAGTGGTCCACGGCGAGTTGCGTTGCCAGACTCTTTCATTTCGTAGATCTGAGGTGCACGCTCTGGAAAGCGAGGTGCTGGTGAGATTGTCATATTTACTCCTTAAGGATGTATTGGAAAGGCCTTTTCCTAGTACATAGTTTCCACCTTTTTGAGGTGTCTATGTTGTTCAACTAGAAAAAAGGATTACTTGATGCAACAACTTCTGGCATTACCAAATCCTTAGTTAAAGAGCAGGCAATAGACAGAGAGTCCACAAAGTCATCGTGTGCATAGGATTCATCAGGTGCTGCAACTAAGAAGTTAGGTCCTTTGTACTGGACCTCGGCATCCACCATCTGCTGGTAAAACCGCTTCCAGGTACGAAGTCTGCGAGTTTTTGCGTGTGCTGGCCATGCAAGCATCTTGCGTTGGATCAATGCCTGTAGGTGCTTCCAACGACCAGATTGCTCACTAGGACTAGATGTCAAAGACATAACCTCTGCCCTAGGAATCAATAGTTTAAGGCGCTGCGCTACAGCATCACCTACACCGTTAGCGTCTACACCAATAGCAAGGACGTCGTAGTTACTGAGGAAGTTTACGATTTGGAAGTATTGCTCTTCCCAATCGTCTCCCTGCATCTCTAACCAGTTAAGGACTCTGTGATCAAAATAACCAAACTCATCAGGACGATCCCAATCAACCCAAACCACAGTAACGACTGTAGAGTCAGTTTTACGAGCAGGGTCGATGCCGACAACGACTGGGGTTTTATGCCATACCTTAACCAGTTCTTGAGAAGTGTCCCCCAAGTCGTCCATAATGTTCGAAGTAACAAACATGCCTCGCTCAAGAAGCCATTTGCAGTTGTACGACATTTGAAATTCATCTGATTCCTCACCAATTCTTAGCATCTCTTTTTTAATAAACTTTTCGTAGTTGTCATTAAACTTTGCAACATCTTTCCAGTCCCATTGGAAATGGTTCTGTCTATTGCCACGAGTCGTTTGACGACGACGGTTCATCTGTATTGCTTTGTAGAAGTTGTTCTTACTTGTTGTAGGTGTTCCAGTCTTAACCATTGTTCCTGCGTAGTAGGCAAGCATCGGAGAGATTGACTTTGATACTACAAAGTCATCAGCCTCTTGACACTCATCAATAACAATCAAATGGAAAGACTTAGACTCAATTTTTGCACGAGGGTTTGCAGTCATCATCGTGATAGTAGAGCCTGACTTCTTTAGTTTAATCTGACGTGTTACGCCTCCCACACGAGCAGTCTGATCATCAATCTCAGGATCGCCAAGAATTTCTAGTGCACGCTCTGATGTGAGGCGTGTGACTGTTCTAGCAAAGAGCGTTTCAGCCTGTCCTTCTGTAGGAGCAAACAACCCTACCCACAATCCATCTTTGAACTTACCAAGTAAGTCTGGGTATAACTTTGCAAGTCTAGGAAGTAGCACCATGAGTGTGGCTACTGTGTCAGCAACAGTCTCTGATTTTCCTGACTGACGTGATGCTAATGCTGTGATTTCTTCGCCATCATTAATCAGGACTGACTCAATAATTCTACGTGCTAAAGGTTTCTGGTACGGGTGCAGATCATGACCAACAAGGACCTTAAGAAAATCCATGATCTTCTCAACAAGTTTGTCAACAAACTGCTGGGACAACTCATCAAGTTGTTCGTCTAGAGGCTCGTTTTCACCCTGCTCTTCGTGTTGATAAAACTCAGGGCTAATTTCCTCAAACTTGTCTTGGTCCACGGTCATATGGAACTCTGTGTACGTCGCTTTAACTCTTTGGCAATAGCGTAGAAGGCCTCAGCGCCCATCACTACTTCGTCGAGGTCAGCCTCGCTCTGGTGCCTCTGCCATGTCGAAATGTGTTTGCCGATCGTATACATTGACTGCTCCATCCATAAGATCAAATCTGGAGTAGAGACCGTCGATACTCGTTTCTCGATTCGACTCTGTGGCTGGTGTCCAGCCTGCTTCTTCCGTAAAATCATCGTATGTAACTTCCCGTCTTGCTAGTGCGCCGCTTAGTGCTTCTTCTTCTTCTTTCATGGCTCCCCACTTACCTAAGACTAATCCATGGTACTTAGGTAATCGTACTATGAACGGAGTAGCAGTTCTGTACGGTTCTTCGATTTCTTGGCTCCAGCCACGCACAACCACCTTGTTACCCCATTCATAAGGGAATCTAGTGACTTGTACAAATAGTGATCCGACATTGTGTACCTTTGGCATTTACTTCTTTCTGGATGAAGTGCTGTACTGCTTTCCACCGCTGCTTCTTTGAGAGATACGAGCATATCGGTAGAACTCTTTACGCACACCTGCTGGGATAGAGCGAACATTAGCAGGTCCACGAGGTTTAAAGTCTAAGTACTTATAAATGTATTGGCC